GTCGATTAACTCCTTCGTTGTAATAATCTTCTTAACTTGACCGAATAGACCCTCAAGTACTAGTCTATGTGTCTGTGTACCATCTAAAGTTCCTGTTAAACCGAACCTATATTTCACCTCTCCTGACTTCGCCATAATATCTGTTAGAGATTTTGCTTTGAATAGATGAGCTTCATCTCCTATGATGCAACCATATTGTGCAAAGTAAGGTCTGTGTAATTTGTAAATCGATTGCCATGTTGATATAACCACAGGTTTTTTAGAACCTTTATCCAAACCAGCATACACTCTGTGAATGTATTCATCTTTCCAACCATAATCAATAAAATCAGCATACATCTGTTCAACTAGTGATGTGGTTGGTACAAGTATCAAAGTTTTTAAACCCATCATATTGTAGTAACGAATAAGTGTGTATATTATGAGTGACTTGCCTGAAGCAGTAGGAGATAAAAGAAGACACCGATTTGATTGTATAGCGTGATGTATGGCATCAATTTGGTAGTCACGAAATTCAATGGACTTCCCCCTAGATGTTGGTCGTAACGATTCTGCGAACTCTCTAACATTCTCACGAATAACATTCCTGTCATTTTCTACTCCTTTTTCTAGTGTATATTCTATTGACTTTTTTGTACAATACTCTTTTATATATGGTAATAGTCCAACATATATTCTTCCATTATGTGGAGAAAATAATCTTATTTTTCCATCCCACATACGATTTCTGAACTGTGGCATAAACTTAGCGCCTGGTACTTCAAACGTAAAGTAATCAGATAGTTCTCTAGAAACGTCTTCGTCTACTTCTAACTCTAAGTAAACCTCATTTATCTTTGAAATTTTCATTACATCAACCAACAAGTAACACTATATCTAGTTCCTTTTTTAACTTGCAAAACTTCGTGTGGATACATAAAGTTTGAAGGGAATATAATTGCAGAACCAGCTGGGGTTTTATAAAGGTTGTCTGCAATTTTTATCTCTCCACCCTCATAATCATCATTTAGAAATAACAATACTGTAACTTGTGGATATCCATATTTTTGTCCATGACTATGATGAATTAAGTCAACATGATTAGACATAAAACAACCCTCACTATATTTACTAATACGAAAGTCTGTATGATGTTGTACAGTAAAGTTTGGAAAGTCTTCTTTATATATCTCATGTGATTTTTCATAAGTTTTTTTGAGTCGTGCATAAAATTTATATCTTTCTTTTATCCAACAATCAACACTTACAACTCTTTCAAGTTTTACAACCTTACCACTATCGTGTGTAGAATAAGCTGACTTTTCATAATCAAATTCGTAATTTATCATATCATTACATAACTCTGGGTCTACCACATCTGTATATAATTTAATATAATCATTTACCTTTTTCATCAGTATGTCACTCCATCTTCAAACTTTCTCCACTCAATAGCGTTCTTAATATCCCAACCACGATTATCAACTGACTTGATAACTCCTTTGATATAATCTATTACTGTTTCTAAATATCCTACTTTGTTCTCTGCGTTTATTATATCTTCGTCTGAAGTAATATAAACTGCTAAGTCTGTCTTGAGGACTTTGAGGTCAAAAGGTTTTGATGCATATATTTTTGCATCAGCTTTACCACCATAGTATTCCCACTTCTCACGATACATTCGTTTATAATCTCCTTTTGCTTTATACAAAAGAAGTTCGTATCTAGATTTGTGGTCTAGGTAGTTTGCTTTTATTTCTTGGTTTTTTAATGATTCGGTATCTAGGTGTTCATTATCTACTTTCAAGTCTCTTTGGACTTGTAGTTTCAATTCGTCAAGGGTCATATTATCTCACTTATAAAGTCACTATTTCATATAATTTGTAACGAAAATCAATCGTTGCCGTCTGGTATTCTACGTCTGTTGCTTGTTGGTTATAATCTAATCCAGTTAAAGATACTGGAAATAAATCAGAGTATCTTACTTCTACTATAGGATTATTTTTGTTAGACAAAATTGTTAAAGTTGCATCTGAATAAAAAGACCTATCAGCAGTAGCTTTACCCACTTTACCAATATCAGTATTTCCACCAGCTCCAGCAATAGAAGTATTAGAACCAGTTGAACGAAAATCTGTAAACTGCGTTCTATTCTTTGGAAAACCAATACCTAACAACCAATTATGTATGGAAATATAATTTTCTAGTTTTTCATCTACTATAAAAGATATTGAAAGATTTTCGTATGTTATCTTATCTCCAATTAAAGGAATATCTGTATATGGTGTAGGTATAATTAACTCACCTAAACTTATGCCAGGTAAGTTTGCAGATGTAGTAAAGAACTCAACCTTTGGTAGTTGATTTATACCAAATTTAAACTGAGTTGGACTGCTATAATCTAATACAGTTGGTTGTCTTGATAATGGTGATGTTATTGTTGTCATACTACTATTTATAACAAAAAAAAAGAGGGAAATAAATCCCTCTCTTTTTAGGTTGGTTAAAACCGATATTACATAAGGTTAGAAACTTTAACTTTTCTGTAATACTTGTTAGTTGCACTAGTAATTGAAATCGCACCATCAGCACCGGCAGCCTTTGTTCCTTCGTGGAATGGGTTTGCAGCAATACCATATCTAGTTTTGAAACCAATTTTTGGTTGAAATGTATTCTCACCAACAGCACGAACCATTTGCAATGGAACGTATGGGCAATAGAACATACCAGCGTCATAAGGAGAACTTCCCTTATATCCTACAACATAGTATTGTGATGCAGATACGTTTGCAGCATATGGGTCTACATATACTTTATATCTACCATTCATAACACCAGCAAATGTTGTTGTTGTATCATCAACATTCAAGTTGTTGTTTAGAGCAGGAGTGTAATCTAGAACACCAGCCATTTGAAGTGCAGAAGCAACATCAGCAGAACATAGTATCATATTACCTTTTCCTCTACGAGTCTGTTGACCAATAGCGTTAGCATCTCTCTCAATCGCAAACATTAGACCTTTGAATTTCTCAACTGACCAACGACCATTTGAGTCTGTATCTAAGTCAAATATACCAGCAGTAGTTGTGTTTGATGATGCACCTTTAACGGCAGATACATATATGTTTCTTACAACTTCTCTGTTTATTTCTGCAAGAATTTCAGCAGATAGTATGTTTGCAAGTTCTGTTTCAGCATCTAAACCATGAATTGCTTTTAAGTCTTGAGCAAGTTCCATAGTATATTCTGCTTTTAGAGCTCTTGTTACAGCAGTAACAGTATGTTTCTCAATACTGAAAGCCATCTCTGCGAAAGCATTTGTTCCAGAGTCACCTAATGCTTCACCTTGTAATGAAGTCATACCAGTTGCACTAGTGTATGTACCAGCAGATGCATCATTAAGTACAGCAGGGTTAGTTTCTGTTGCACCAATATCACCACCACCGATTGTACCAGCAGCGTTCTGGTTAGTTAAGTCTGGGATTGCTTCGTCTGCAAGTGCTTCAGCACCATCCATAGATGCAAATCTTGCTCTCATTGCAAAGATAAGTCCAGTTGGGCCAGTCATAGGTTGTACACCACAGATATCATATGCGATAAGGTTAGGCATAGAACGTCTAACTAGTGAGATCAAAATTGGATCCCATGTGTCTAACGCAGCATTGTTACTTCCACTACCACCAAAGTTAGTTGGAGCACTTTCGCTTAAAAAGTTTTTATCTTCTCTTAAAGCTTTCTCTTGGTTTTCTAAGATTATTGTAGTAACGGCACGCCTATAACTATCCTTGATTTCTGGTAAATCAGGGTGTTGAAGGACTGGCGACCACTTTTCTTGTAGATGTTCTGTTTGAAACATTTGTTTCTCCTTTTTAATTTCTACTATTTATAAATTGTTTATTTTGCACTATTAACTGTTCGACCAATAGCGGACATATATGCAGCCATTGAGTCGGAAGTGTCAATGTCCTGTGCGATACCAGTTTCTACATCATCTAGCGTTTCAGTCAAAACTTGTGAAGTCTTAGGGAAATAACTTTCCTTTAGAGTACTAAGTTTTTGATGATATGATTCTTCAGAAGAAAAATCAACATCTTCAATTAATGACTTAAACTTTTCAATTTCTGTTTCAGCCAAGTCAGAAGAAAGTGCTGACAAGACTTGTTCCTTCACTAGTGTAGCATTAACAGACTTGGACTGGATTTGCTCTTCCATCATTTCGTTAATTCTACCTTCTAGTTCTGAAATTTTTTCAGATTGTGCTTCTAGCACATCATATTTTTCATCTGGAACATCAACGTAGTGGTCTTCAAACAATTGTTTTAAACCAGAGATAAAGTCTTCAGCGATTTCGCCTTTCAAGCCTCTTTCGATAGCCAACTCATTCTCTTTCATCCATTCTTCAACAACGTAGTTTAAGTAAGTATCAACTTTTTCAGTTAATCCTTCCTTTGTTGCATTTATATTTTCTTCCAGTTCAGATTTATATTCGTCTTCCATTCTTTCAACTTCAGAACGAACTTTTGATTTAACGGCAGCTTCAAATACTGTTGCAGCTTTACGTTTAAATTCTTCGGAAAGGTCACCCTCACCACTCATTAATGCTTCAACGTGCTCAGATACATCAATAGACTTTAGACGATTTTCCACAGCTTCAGATTTTTCTTTTTCTTCTTCTGTTTCTTCGTGTGCGCCTTCTGGGTGCATTGCAGATTTGATTGCATTGTATGTTGAATGAAGTTTTTCTTTCTTCATTTTGTCCATACCCATCATCATATCTTTCATAGCAGTCATGTATTCCATTTTGGTTTTAGGTTCTTTGTCCATTTCCATTTTGTCCATTTCAGATAGATTTTCATCACCTTCTGCTTCGAATCCAGCTGCAAGTGATTTAGCAGCTTTTCCTTCTCCGTCATTTGGTTT